CCATAGCGATCCAAGCAAAACCGCATAAAAAAAAACCAGCCCCCGAAGGACTGGTTTTCTAGATTACGCATGATAGTTTTTATGACAATTTTTACACCACATAAAACCATTCTCAAGATCAGTAATGCCTCCCTTGCGCCAAGACACAAGATGATGGGCTTCCATTTCACCGCGCTTGAACCGTTCGCCGCAAACAGGACAAATTCCATTTTGACGATTATACATTGTGGATTTTTGTGCCTCGCTAAATGACCGATGCTTCAGCAATGTTTCATCTCTTGTTACACAATATTGAAGAACCTTACCCATAGAGGGAAAATATCTCTTCCCTCTAGATTGTTCACTTGATTATAGCTGCCATATACCCCTTCGGGTTGCTGGTCATTACCTTCTATCATATTCACTCAATAGGACGACATAAGTGAGCTTTCGGGAGCTACCCTAGACTTTATGCCGTAACAACTTGCGTTGTACATTGCCTATGCAGGATTGGTTACCACACAACGTTCACCCATCATTCACCAGTAGTAATTTTTGCATTACTTTTTATTTTTCTAAAAATCTTCTATGTCAATGTCTTGGGCTACTTGTACCTTGACCTCGTCTTATAGTTACATTACTGCAACATCACGACAAACTGCCTTGGTGGTATTTCTTGAGTTTGCGGCGGGTACCAAACCGACGCCTTATCAAGATTCGGGCTACGCTTTTAACGCTTGCCTTCTATTGCGACAGCGACGAGACAGTAGTTTTGATAGCGATAACTCCAGTACATCCTCCCGGTCCGCGAGAGCTTTATCTCTCGTTGTTTCCAAACTCACGAGTGGAAAGCACCACCGCAATAGCGTATCCGTTATTGCTAGTAGGGGGCGTCTTGGTTAGGTGAGGACTCTCAGCCACATGATATTGTGTCTGCACTGAGTTATTATAGCAACCATAATCAAATGAACAATATTCAGTTTTAAGAGAGGAGATGGTAGTTTAGCGAATTTAAGGCCAGGGGGAACACTACCAAACTAGGCCTATGGCTCCGGCGCCCTCGATTCGAACGGGGACCCTCTGGGTTAGAGCCAGATGCGACTAGCCATTACGCCACGCCGGGATAACAAACAGTTTAACGACTTATTTAGGTCAATACTCGTTCGAGCTAGACTGGCGCCGCAGGTGTGGGTCGAACACACGCATCAGGGAGTCTGGTCAAGGTAATTGGTACTGCCCCAATTAAATTCACTTGAATACCTTGAAAGTCCCTTGCCTTACCTCTTGGCTACTGCGGTATATAGGTGCGGCCTGGTGTCTCAACGTTAACCCAGCTTAGCCACTAGGTGTGGAACCGCGTATCTACAATTGAGGTAAAGGTCTTGCACCTTTACGATTTACTTTGAATAATGTTTGCAACCGCTATTCAGCGACGTATTATATCTATTACCGTTAATTACGTCTAAGTAAATTTTTCATTAAAGTTTTTCCTATAAGTCACGGGCTTGCTTGCCCTCGCAGCAGGGATCGAACCTACACCTCCAGCGTTTTTCGCCAGCGGGCTGCCTATTACACCATGCGAATAACTTATGACTTCACTATTCATAGGGTTGTACAGGCCCATGTTAGAATAGTTTGTACACGAAGTCTATAACTTTAATGGCTCTTTACTCACTACTCAATTTTAATTAAAAGTATTTACTCACAGGGAAGAAAGTCTTATCAGCCGCGTCCTTGGTAATATAAAACACGTCACCAACAGTACCTTTATCAATCGGCGCAAACAAGAGAACAGAACTTGCGCCCTTATATTCATTTGCGGCGCCCACTAGCTTCACCACATTACCATTAGCATCCTGATAACGTGAACCAAAATTGATTTCCATTTATTCCTCCCTCACTTTCTATAAATATTATAACATAAATTTTTTAAAAAGTCAAATTTAGAAACTTAATCCAGGCGCCGATGAGCGTAGCGAATCAAGCCTAAGCTTAATCCCAGTAATTAATAGAACAAATGAAACCAACATCGTCCCAGCGCAGGACCTGCGGCCGCACGCCCCAATTATCAGCAACCGTCAAGGTTTTATTGGTAGTATCGTAGCCAATAACCGTAATAGTATGATTATGATATTTACCTGCCTTCCAAACATTCATGACAACTGGATTGCATTTATCAATCTGGTCGCAAATGGTTTCATAGGTAAAACCTATACCCTTGAGATACTTTACACTTGTTTTTGCGGTGGGGACTAAACATAGTTTACGAGCAATCTCATTAAAAATGGTGCGAATAAACCACGGATCAGTACCTCGTTTACCCGTATAACCATACTTGCGGGCGATGTTTTCAATCGTAGTATAAATCTCATTTACAGATTTAGTGTGCGCGAAATAGAAGTCGATCACCGCAGTCAGAGAAGTTAAAGTGCAATCATTATCCTCGCCATACTTATCTTGGTCAAGACAGCGGAAATTCTTGAGTTGATTAGTTACCACGCGGCAACCCTCCTTTCTGTTGTGGTTGAAGATGTCGGTGCTGCCCCGCTACTCGTCGTCCCAGGCGACGTGTGTTACTGTTACACTACATCCTCAATATAGACTCCATAATCAGATTTGAACTGATTTCCTCTCCTGGCCCGTCTGTTGTCATTAAAGAGCTACTTTAATGTTTCTCATGACCAGTTAGCAAGTATGCACCATACACCAATGGAGATATGCTGGGTTTTGCGAGTTGCACCAGACGAGTCGAACGCCGTGGTTCGAGGATTCTAACCTCTCTGCACCCAGCTGGCTACTACCGTTCACCATCCTCTGCGTTTACTAGGGCTTGGAACCTACCTCGGCCGCATTACAGTGATGTAGAAATATCACTTGGTGCTGTGATATTTCTTATCTTCTTCTGCTGAAAAAATCAGATCATCTACATCATGAAACATTTTTTACCATCCTTTCTTTTGTTTAATCAAAATGGCTTACACTTTTAGCCTTTGCGCTCTGCTAAAACCTCTTCCTGCATCCTCATCCTCAGCCACTTTGTCTCAGATGCCTAACAAACTCCTCCACGTCTGGAATACATTTGTTGACACATCATATTGCGAGGGCTAGTTCATCACCTCGCCGCACGGCCTATCTCCACCACATTGCCGCTTTGTGTAATCTTTCCTTGATTACCAGTCAACCCCGATTTCGTGGGGATTTGTTGCAGGATTTGAGGTTCAGTCACCCGTCTGTGTCCATCTATCCTCTCGGTAAGGACTCATTTTCTCAACTTATCCTACTTTTGTTGAGATATAAAAGCTAGTTCCTCTTTGCGGCAGTGGGTCTACCGCTTTAGCCGCTTGCTCTTAGTGGCAGCACGTTCAATAATATTCGCATCGGAACCCCAATAGGCGCTTTGGTTGCGGAAGTGCGCTCTGCCCGCACGACCTCCAGATTATGACTCTGGCGAGATACTAACTTCTCCATTCCGCAATATAAATGAGAGAATCCGGCTGACCTATTCAACCTCCAGACCGTTTTACCAGTTCGACACGTCAAACTTCGTAGTACATCTACGACATCTTTAAAGGAGGAATTACTCTCATATAGGTTTTTGAGGCTAGCCTCATGGTACGGAGCACGCGATTCGAACGCGTACGCCCTAGGGCACTAGGTTCTAAGCCTAGCGTGGCTACCTTTACACCAGCTCCGCAGATCGTAACCGCTATTTATATGCATAGGGCGGTTAGTCCTATCACGGTTTCCTTTGCCTCTATTTAACGTCCTTAGCCACAAGCTATGTATCTCACATAGTAGTTTAACCGCAAGCCATGTCGTGCGACGAGATAGTTTAATGACTTGTCTGGGTCAGTAGCTCTTTCGAGCTAGATGGTAGCCGGGAAGGGCTACGATCCCTCACGCTTATTCAGCGGCAGATTTTCATGCTACACTATGTCGCCATAGCCACATTGCTGTGTTGTAGTCTGGACTATGTCTTTACCATATCTTTCGACTTAGGTAGTTGGTGTATAGTCTCTACACATTTATTTTTGAATAAATTATTCAAAAAATTTAGCACGGCGTTCTGTGTTCGCCTTCGCCGTTTTAGCCAACTTCTACTCTAAAGGTTTCCCCTTAGGCACTCTCTACGATTTTCATCGTAGCTCGTTTCACTATTATCTAGCTTTTACGAGGAACACACCAAAGTCTGCTGCGTCTTCCGATTCCGCCACCCGGCCGTATACTCTACATTATAAGATTTTTCAACGGGCTGCCGCACCTTAACTACCGGCTATTTAATATCGCCACAATCATTATAGAGCTTAGCGATAACCTCGTCCTCAACCTTACATATATATTATAACATAAATTTTTTGAAAAATCAAATGCTCTCTGATTAACTGGGTTCAACGCTCTTTTTAACGATTTCAGCTTTCATAATACAACCAAACAAATCCATTGTAATAAACTTACCATTATTGACCGTATAATTAACGCCTAACTGGCTGAGTTTGTCTTTCAGTGTCTCTGTCACTTTATCTTTGGTTTCATCATGAAACGCCTTTTTACCGTCATCCGCAAGCATGGACTTTGCAGATTTCAAACTTATGTCATACAACTTTCCATCAAGAGTAACAAGATTGTAAATTCCATTTCCTGTCATAGAATACTTACAGCGATAATTGTCCTCAGAAAACGTTTCCCGCAACAACTCACTAAATGGAAAATCGTATTCCCATGCATATTCTTTCTTTTCATAGAATTTACACATCTTTTGTTTTCCTTTCCTTAACTTTCTATAAATATTATAACAAAAATTTTTTAAAAAGTCAAATAAAGGAGATAGGGCAGGTATGCGATAGGAATATCTCTATCTGCGCCCATGCGTTACAACGCCACTCACCACGAGTTAGATCTTTTATTGTGCTCTAACTGCACTAGATGCCTTTCACATCAGATAGTTCCTACTTATTACACTTCAGGATTGCCCAGAGGGCTGGCGCAGAACATTGGAGACGATCCAAATACCTAGATGGTACGCACCGCTTAGCAGGCGGGCCTCAGACCTTCTGAGTTTATTCTGCATATTTAATCTAATGTTCTTCCATTTGCTAATTCAAAAACTAAATTATCAACACATGGAATGTGTTCTACTGTTTTTTCATGTCGAGTGCGATGATCAATTTCTTCAATGGCAATAAAACAATTTTCACATTCAGTATTCTTACAAAACTGAATTGCCTGCTCAATTGTTTTAATAGGAACAAATCCTCTAAAATTTTCCCAAGTCATATTATTCCTTTCTTAAATGAGCAGTTTATTGTGATGCTCAGCACTAGCCATACTTTTTACGTCGAGTTTCATGTAGCCATAAGCTACGTGGAGCTGGATAGGAATTCCGAGATCCTGACCTAGCGCTTACAAGGCGCTCGCTCTGCCGCTGAGCTAATCCAGCATAAAGGAGGGAAGGCGTCTAGAACACCCGTGAGCTTTGCACCTTCCTTGTTTGCATATATCTCACTTAGCATTGATTATCCGGTTCAATTACTCAAAACCTTGACTACCCTGCTACTATAAGTAACCGAGTCATGTTCTTTTGCAGAACTAAAGGCCCGCAAGTATCTTTAGTATCAATCTGCGCAGAACAGTGCCCTAAAAAAAAGAGTTTTACGTTATGTATTGCCCATTACCTCAATACGAAGCAAAACTCTGGATGGGTGGTGACCCTGGCGGGCTACGATCCCGCAAACCCCACCTTGAAAGGGTGGTAACTCTACCAATTCGTCCACAGGGCCAGATTGAATTTTATTAATAAAGTTTAACCATGAATATGCTGGTTAGACATATTCACAACATTTCCACAAGTAACCAGCTTGCTTTCATGTTCCAACTCCATACTCCATTCGAGTATTTGAAGGATGGCGGAGCAATTGAGGCTCGAACTCAAACACCACGTGAGCGGTTACTACGGATTTTCAAGACCCGCTCCTTACCAATTAGGATTATTGCTCCAAATATTTCCATTTATAAGCCATTACAAATTTTTCGTTTACCATTACACACTTGAGAAATATGCCTAGTGTTTCCATTAGCATTTTCAGCTTCTTGAATAGATGAATAAATAGCTATAATTTCATTAGTTTTAGGGTCTAGTTTTGCTACCGGTTTTACTCGTTGCATTTTTACAACTTCTGCACTAGATAAGATTTTAATGCCATTAGCTTTTAATATCTAATTAATCCAATTTCTATCATGCCCAGTTATTTCTGCAGTTTTATTGATATTTTGAACTTCTTGATAAACTTTAATAATTTCATCATAGTCAATATATTTTTTACTATCCCCGCCCATCGTTGCATTATAGCCATCACCATAAGAGCCATAAAATTTAATCCAATATTGTTCACGCTCTTCTGGATTATCAGTTTCTTCTATTAATTCTACATGGAAATGCTCAACGCCATACCTTTTCATAGCAGCATATAATGGACGTTTTTCAAATGGTCTACGTCGATAATCTTTGCAATGTTCTTTAAAACGTTCTTCAATAGTACGCTCGGTTTTACCAATGTAAATTTTCTAGTTTATATCATTGGTAATTTTGTAAATAAATGCCATAATTAAATTTCCTTTCTAAAATACATTTTCCTTTCAATAAATAAACAAGAGGAAGGGGAAAGGAATGAACCCTTATCAGATAATTAGCTAAATTATCCTATCCTCTTGCATATGGAGCAAGCGAGGGATCCTGACACCCCATCCTCGGTTTGGAAGACCGAAATACTAACCTTTGTACTACGCCTGCATATTAATGTCTGCTCCTAAATTTTTCAATCCGAAGAAACCTCTACATGATGCTGCATCACTGTTAGTTGGATGACATCGCCACATACAGACTTTCCACTCCTCAAGATTTCTCCGTGCCAATGTCCGGTTAGTTGAGTGAGATTCCTTACCTCGTCATTGACTGCGTATGCCCTTACGCTATTATTTTCATTTCGTTAATTGAAAATAAAAAGCTTTTAATCTGGCAGCCTCTCACCGGCCTATTATACGATAGCCCCATTTCGATAAGTTTACTAGACTCCATGTCCTCCACTTGGAAACTAAGAATACAAGGTGTGGTGACCCTGGCGGGCTACGATCCCGCTACCTGCTGCTTAAAAGGCAGCTGCTCTCCCGATTGAGCTATAGTCCCAAATCTTTTATCTAGCTTTACGGACTAGAAATGAGCTTGCCGCACCGATACAATTTTAGCTGCGTCATCGCAGCAATAGCGATAAGTGAATACTTTCCACGGCTTCCCACAGAAAATGTATATAGCCGAAATTCTTGCGCTAAGGGTACTGTTGTATCCTATCGGACCTCTTGCTTGAGGTAGTATTCGCAGAGAGCTGCAACTATCAACTGACTCTCTTACTTATCTAAGGTTTTCGTTAAGCTGACAAGATAGTTATGTCAAACTTATCCAAAACGCGCCACGAGGAGGCAACCTTTATGCGCTTCATTAAATAAGATTTGCGGCAATCTTATTTATTATAGTTTACCAGATTTCGCTGGAGAGAGTTTTATTAATCTACGTTCTTCCCATTCCTTACGCATGAGGCATCCGCAACTCTACAACTAACGGCACTGATATGTTTTACAACTCCAATCAGATTGTTGTGAAAGTTCTTTCTCAAACTTTCTATATATATTATATCAAAAATTTTTAAAAATGTCAAATTAGAAACAAGAGTCTGGAAATGGGGACTTCTTATTTATTTTAAAAAATCTCCCATTTCCATTAAACTCTTTTGTCCAAAATTTTACTTGCGGCAGCCCATTAGCATCAGCATAGGTAGCAGATTATTATCACTACCACTCTGGCTCATCAACGCGTACATCATCATAGGATTAGACATATCAAACTGGCAATCACCGCCGTTAGATATCATCATAAATGCCATCATAGTAGCCGCATCACAGTCCTTATCTCCCATCAGAGCCAAAGGCCACATATTGCCAAAGGGATTGTCAGGATTTGCGTCAATGCCAGACATATCGAGCAGAGAGACAAGCTTGGTCACAAACGTAAACCCAAATGGGGACTTACAGAACAGGATCTCCTTGCTCTCACCTGCACGAGGATCAATCACGCTCGCGCAAGTATCATCCTCGCAAACATCCGCGACAACGCACATAGCCTTACCCTGATGGACAATCATATCACCAGTCTTAATGCTAGTAGGAACTACGGGGATTTTGTAAATCAGGTTCTTGCCCTCAAAATTGAAAACATCAACATTAATGAGGGAATCACTGGAACCATCATAAGATACCCAACTGCCGTCAAGGTTCTTAACTGCAAGACCGTAGGGAGACAGCCGCACCGTATCATTCTTCACGGGGCCAAATTCAAAATTCTTAAAGAAATTCATATCCTTTTTTTCCTCTTTATTTTCACTTGTTTTAACTTTAATGGTTTCAAGCTGGGTTCTAAGTCCATCTGCCTCAGACTGAATTGTATCATATGAATTATATGCTCCAATAGGATAGCCTGTTAAAGAACTTCCATTATCATATACCCAATCTGTGGCTGTAGAATAAGCATTATTTACTGCTGTATTGCAAGTGGCGGTCGCATAATTACTATTTATTGAACCCATTTTTATATATTTGGTGAGGGCAGATGCTTTTTGTTCTTTAGATGTTACTACATAACCATATAAATCATAGTATTTATTTTCTAAAAAATCTAAAAATGGTTTCATCGAATACCGGGATAGGTTAACCGCAGTATGTCGCTGGGTATCACTTACTATAAATTGAGTTGACTGTATTGCTAAAACAATAGTCACATCTCCGTCGCGCTTTGTCCAATCGCTCATAGTAACCCAATACTCATAGGGGACTTGTTCATATTGCTTTTGTCTAACCGCAGTGGCAAACTCGTCAATTTCTTTCTTCCATTCAGCGGGTGTCCATACAATCAAATGACCTCACCTCTCCTTTCTTTAATAATATAATAACATAATTTTTAAAAATTGTCAAGTCGCATCGGTTTGCGGCGGTGCCTCGTCAACAATAGGTGGAAGATTATGATAGCAATTTTCGCATACTAGCTTGCGGCTGGCACTATCATACACTAGCCCAGCGTTCGGAAACGGGCGGCCGCATATCTCACACTTCCATGCTATTGTTGAGAAAGTTTGACACGCCGCATGGGACTCGGTAAATCCCGACTGCGTGGCAACGCCGCATAGTTTTTCTTTGAAGAAACCGCAATCGCCGCAAGTCCTATTCATATCTTTTCACCTGTTTCTTCCCAGTGGGTTTTAATGCGGTTAAAGACCTCTTCTGCGGTTAGGTATCCCTCTACCGCATCGTTATTATGAGTCAGTCTCATAATTTCAATAAGACCAGACTGATGACCATAGCTACCCCAATGACAAATAGCATCACAAATAGGCCAATCTTGGCTAGGATACCACACCTGCGGTCGGCCGGTATTAGCTGTTACGTCAAAAGGAATATTCGTTTTTTCAAGCATGGTGATTAGTTCATCTACTTGTGTCCATTCTGGAATACCACCATGCATCTGTTCAAGTTCGAGATCTGAATACACGTTTAACTCCTTTCTCCCAGTAATAAACCAGGTCTATCCATAAGGCTTGATACCATTTGAGTTTAGTGCCCCAAAAGATTTTAACTATCTTTGAAGGGCGAGTTTTTAAAACCGCAGAAAATGTAGCAGGCGATGAAATATTTGTAAAATACCCTGTTTCATTCTCTATTGCATAGGTAGGTTCATCGTCAAATGAAATGCGAATAGGCTTGGTTTCATCGTCTGTGACAATCCAGATGACTTCTTTGTTGTTATCAGCTCCCATATTTTTCTCCTTACTTTTATCTTAATTATATTATAACATAAATTAAAACAAAAGTCAAGAGAAAACGGGAGCCTAGACTCCCGCTTATCCCTCATCGTAAATCATTAAACTCCCATCTTCTTGGTACAAGGGACAAACACCGTGGTCCGTGACAAGATACAGTACTCCCGTAACCCTATCCGCGGCGACCACCGATCGGGTCCCCAGAACATCTCCTCTATCAACTTCGATAAAACGCTCTCTATCGCTGGGGAAAAAGAGATGCGAAGCGGGATGCCGCAAGGAAATCATAACTTTACCCAATACTCCCACAAGGAGAAACGCGACGACGCAGTAGCACAACCGAACCACACAGAAACACACCCGCCGCAAGAAATCTTTAATAACGCTCTCGTTCAACACGTCTAATAGCCTCCTGTTTCATTTCTTCAAAGTCAGAGGGTGAAAAATAATTGCTTACGGAAAACTTGCACTGTGCAGCACCTCGTTTGTAAGCCCGCATCATTTTACGAATAATCTGTTCGCGCTCTTCCTCTTCCTGCATATAACCCAAAAATGCACTGTTCATCGCTTCTCCTCCTCGTACACGGGATAGTTTTCAAGGTCAGCTACAATACGCTTGGCTGTGCTCTCAGAAACCATGAGATCAGTTTCATAAAATTCACGCAGAATGATAGACTCAATGGCCTGAGAGTCATCAAACAGGGTGGTCATTAGATACTCCATTGCGGCAGAGTAGCTTGCGGCAGAGAGAAACCCGTGATAGGTAGTGTCATTGTCTGACTCGTTAATTTTTACAATATAATAATAAATGTTCATAATTTACTCCTTTACGTCAATAATATCAAGAGCACAAATATCTGCAACCCACTCCTCGCGCAGAAATTCATCGACAAGCGACTCAGTTTCCTGCGGGTCCCAGTTCTCTTCCTCGCAAAGCTGACGAATATACTCAACGCCGCAATTCAAGGCGTCTGCGCGCCGCATAAAGTAGTCACGGTCGCCATCTTCCATATAATAAATGCTATAAATCTGCATTAGTCTACCTCCACTCCATCATATGCAAAGTCACTATTGTAACAAGTGAGCAAATCCTCAAAAGTCTGCGGTGTCTCGTCAGGAATAATATGCCACAGCCGTTGCCACGCATCATACTCCTTATCACCAGGCATTAGATCTTCCTCACAAAGTGTCCGCATTTCATACGACTCGAAGTGGGCGCCGCACATTTTATTCAGAAAAATAGTGAGACTAGGGTAAGTCATGATTTCTTCTTTTGTTTCATCAAAAGCAAAGACATCATAACCATATTCGCATTTAAGCACAAGAGTTTTCATGTTAGTCCTCCATCATTTCCTTTGTGATACACATAATCTTGCGGCTACCCTCATATGCAACCCAATTATCCCACCAATAATCAATTACTTCATCCTGTTCAGCGTCATCAGGAAACATCTCCCGCAAGCAAAGCTCGCCCATGCGGAGTGCATTATTGAGTTCTCGATAGTAGTGCGAACCGCCATCCGCAAACCAAAGCTGATAAAATTCCATAAGTATCTCCTCTCTTGTTTTCTATATATATTATAACAAAATTTTTAACAAAAGTCAAAGAGTCATATAAGTCTTGGTTGCGGTGTCCCATACCTGCGTCGGTTCACCGGCAGCCGCAATACACCAAAATTTATGACCCTGCTCCGCCGATGCACGGTTAGGATAAGTTGCGGGGATAGCCATGCGATCAGGGTCAATCCAGATAGCCGTTTCATACACCCTACCCTCAAAACAAGTGTCAATCGTGTATTTACCCACTACCGTATGACCAACTCCATTTGCCTGCTGCAACTGATCGAGCGCCGCAAGAAATTCATCCATGCCCTCAAATTTACAATACTTGTTAATGAAAGCGTCATAACCAATTTCAGCGGCTTCCGCGTCAAGGGTTTCAGTAGGAATATCATCCCACTGCGGCATAATACGGGCAAATTCCCAGTCAGTTCCATGGTCTGAAAGATCTTCATCAGGATCCCAAAGGCGAGCATAGGAATCAAGTAATTCATATGCCATCTGTTCAGCTAATTCTTCTGCTTCTTCAAGGGAGTCAATTTCAGTTACACAAATATCATAGATACCGTGAGAACCGCCATAGGTGTTTTCATAGGCATAAATTACAACTCTCATTTATAGTCCTCCTCATAAGTTGGAATATATGGGCATTTTTCTTTTTTCTCTGCTACTGGACAATGATTAAAAGTTTGTAAACACAACGTCATTTCATCACCAGTCCAAGTATTATAGTTAATATAACTTAAATGACAATTAGATGGATCGGGAATAAACATTTTACTCCTTTTTAATCACATAAAATTTCCAAGCTCTTTTAGCGCAGTAAAAAGTTCACTGGCCAGAATTTCGTCGAGTTGAAGATCAATTTGATTTCCATGAAAATTAGTGATAGCAAAATTATAAAAGCCATTTTCCTTATTAAGATAGATTTCAGTAGCGGATCTCTCATCATCAGAACTAATACAGTAAGTTTTATTAATAGTCAACATTATTTATCAATTCCTCTCTTTATTTTCTATAATTATTATAACATAAAAAATAAAAAAAATCAAGAGTGAACCAAAGTTCACCCTTGACAATGTTATAGGCCAAGTTTTGCCATTAATTCTGCTACCTTGCGGCGGTCCTCTTCACTGATCTGCGGCGAGGGTTGCTCAACGGGGGCAGGAATGGACTCCTCAGAAGTTGTTGTTGAGGAGTCGGGTGACCAATCCAGCACAGCCGCCTGCCGCACAGGAGTCTTCGCGCAAGATAGAACCACCTTAATTTCCACTTGATCTCCCTGCTCGGTAAATGGAATCCGGATTTCTTTATCATTATTGTAAAGAAACGCATCTGGGAAGGTTTCGAGAATTTTATTAAGAACGCGGGTCTTGCTTTCGGTTCCTTTAATTGCCATTGTTATAAATCCTTTCCATTTGTTTAGTAATTCCTCTAATTCGTTCGCAGTAGAAGCAACCATAAGAGGGGTTTTCACACACTTGTTTACAGTTTAATCGATGTATTGCAAAATCAGGTGTAAGAAGCTGATTAGACACTGACTCGCTTGCGGGGAGGCTAGGAAGTAGCGCGTTTAAGTTACCTCTAAAAGAACCTTGTGCATAATATCGCAAATTAGAGGGGTTAACGCACAGTGCATCAAAGACATCTTCATACTGATGTATATCTTCGGGTCGCGCAAACCAAGAGGAAAGGAATTGGACATTAGGGTCTGCCGTCGCAAAGAGAAGGGTATCCGTAAACGTACCTCGCCATTGCCGCAACTCCTCAGAGGAGAAGGTTAGCGGCGACTCAAACCGCACCGCCGCAACTCCTTGTCTTGCGTAACGATTAGCCTGTTCCCAAGTATTTGCTCCTTCAAGATACATAAAGGGATAAGAATGAATAGGGCCAAAAGATTCGGGAACTTGGATAATGAATTTCGCTAAATCGAGTTGTTGTATCTGAGAAATATCGGGTTCTTCAAAACAAATGATGATGTAGGTTTTATCTTTGCCGAATAGGTTTACTGCGAATTTGAGTTCTTCTTGGAAAATACAAACGTAATTTGCATGGTCATGAATATCTTGGAGTCGATCTTTGCGGATTGGGGTTAGCGATGGTGCATAGGCGATAAGATCCATGATTACTCCTTTCTCTTGATAAAGGGAAACGGGGTCCGAAGACCCCGCCGCAATTACGCACGAGCGTACATAGTCTTCTCAGCAGACTTACCCTCATCGTTCTTATAGCGCTTAGTGGACTTAACCGCACGCTCAAACTTCACCAGCTTAGTCAGCTTGGGAATCAGCTTGCTCTTGGTAATATCTAGACCAGACTTCTCCAGGATCTCCTCAGCGGACATGGGCTCGTCGGTTAGAACTGCATAGACGGCCTCGGTCATCTCATCAGACTCAGCGGCCTTAGCCTCACGACGCTTCTTGTCAGTAGCCGCACGCTTGTCCATGGAAGCCAGCTCCTTCTCAGCATACAGCTGAATGTCCTCGTTAGTCAGATCGCACTCGCCAGTAGTAGCTAGAGTCAGTAGACCGTTCAGAATATCGCGCTTAGTAATCTTTTCCATTTTTATATCTCCTTTTAATCATTAAATTTGCGGCGAAGGGCAATGGAAGTGTTCCCCTCACTTTCTATATATATTATACTCTTTTTTTTTGAAAATGTCAAATTGGAACGGAGTTCCAAAGTAGACGAGATAAAAGCTCGTACAACTGCTCGTTAGAGCGAGTTGGGTTTTTCTTCCTCTATCTTGTCGTTACAATAAAAACAGACATAATCGTCCAAGTCTTTGTCAAACAAGAGAGAGTCAAGGTTTTTGCGCTCGCCGCAACAGCAACATTTGCGGCGGTGAGAACACTCCTCGCATAGAATTTCAGAGGCCCCGTCTTCTAGCGTGTCAATGCGCTTGCCGCAAGATAAACATAATGCGGGGCCAGAATAGTTATATTCTACGAGAGGGGATAGAGAGGGTAATTCTTGCGGTTCGCGGATAAGGTAGTAGCCACCAAGATATGCGTCATTATACATATTGTTAGTGGTAAATTCGTGCCAAGTATCTTTTGCGATAGGGAAACAATTGTTAGCGGTGTTGTGGATTTCGTGGGAGTAGTGCCAATTTAAATTCTTAGAAGCAAGAGTAGAGATAATTGACAATACTCGCGCGGTTGCTTGTGCGGCGTTGTAAGGGTATCCCCGCAAGCCAACAATTATTTCTGGGGTAAAAAGAATAATTTGACGCCAATATTTTTTTCCTTGCGGAGAAAGGATACTTGCGGTGATGGCATAGGGAGAAGTGAGCATTTCTAGACAACCCATACGGTAATCTCCGGGGCGTTTGATGTTTGAACCTCTTGTTTGGTGCGGGAAGAGGGATAAACAAGTATGCCATCCAGTTGTTTCTTCTGAGAGGGTGAGATAGTCTTCGGGGAGAATAGACAAGTGAAGAGTACCTTGAAGAACACGATTTGCGGAGACCTGTGATTGCGCGAGACGAACCTCCTCAACAAGAGAAGAAAGCAGGGAAGAATTTGCGGCCGCGCAGAAGTGATTAATGAACTTGAAGAATTTGCGGCGACCATCTAGGGTTAGAGAGATACCTGATTTAAATGTGATAGTACCCTTTGTGGGGATGAGATTATTGAAAATGGTTTCATCTGAAAAAATTTCTGAAAAATTTTTAATAAACCAATCATACGACTCCGCGGTAAGACAGGTTCCTGCCGTTGTGCGTATGGCCTGCCGCAAAGTACAGAGTTTATCTTTTTGCGAACGAGAAAAATCATCGAGATTAGAACTTGCGGTTAGGGGTATTGTGATTGGCTGCTCGTAGAATCCAGTAGGACCGAAGAGTTTGGTTAGGGTAGAGCGCCCATAGCTAGCTTTTTCCTCGTAAGCGGTCGCCGCAATGGGAGTGGGATTATACGATTCAAGGGAAAGAATGCGAGAACGAATTTCAGAGAAGGACATAGGGTTCCTTTCTATTGATTAGAGCTTTGGGCGATGGTGCGTTAGCACCTTCGCTCAATCCCGAATCCCGTCCCCGAACAAGAGACTAATAACGTCGCTGATGTCTTTCTTGGTGAGTTTACTTGTAGACTCAAGCTTTTCTGCGGCCTTATGAATATTAACATATGCGTTAATAGCCTGCTGGAGATAATTGAGACACTCAGTGCGGTAGAGATAATAATCTTCGGCATCAAGAGATTCGATAGTAGAGCCGTTAGAGAGGTTAGCAATACACCAAGGACGAATGATAGAGTCGAAAAGGTCTTCCCAAGAGAGAGTAGCGGGATCTTGCGGCTCGTAGTTTGCGGCGATGGTCTTCAGCTTCTTAGTCTCTTCTTCTGCGTAGAGTTCGTCGAGAGTATCGCACATGGTAGACTCGAAATCATCCCAGGAGAGATTTGACGCGGTGAAGGCCTCGCGCAGAGTAGTCATGGGGTTAAAGGAAGAATTAGAGTTGTTAAAGGTATTAGAATCATCAAAAGTAAACATGGTTAAGCTCGCTTCGCTCATCCTTTCCTATTCAGAGGACGGAAACAAGAGGTTAGGATAAGGGAGTGAAGTTTTCTCCTTTCATTTTTTTTTTTTTTTTTTTTTTTTTTTTTTTGAAAAATGCGGCGGTTGGTTTGCGAGGGTAATTCTTTACTTTATATTTATATTATAACATAAATTTTGAGATTTGTCAAATAGTTGCTCGTTAGAGCAACTAAATTGTGTTTTATAAGGTAGATAATTGCGGAAGAGGGTTAGCGAAGGTGCGTTAGCACCGAGCATTGCGGTTGGGAAGCTAGCGAAGGTAAATTAGAATCCCAATGCAGCTATTTTTTCTTGTACCGATAGAGTCTCTTTTTCTCCTGATGAAGGTGCATTAGCGCTGAGTATCTTATATAGCTTGCCGCAAGATTCTGCTATTTTATTACCATCTTTATCTAGTTCAAAACCAACCATGGTTTGCGCGAGACCTTGGTTGAGGAAGTCTTCTTGGGTGATGGTGATTGGTTCTTGCTCTTGTTGTAGCGGGGTGGGTTGCTCGTTAGAGCAACTATTATCTTTTATATTATATTTTATATTATCTTTTACTGAGGAATTTTCCTGGCTGGTGAACTGGCATTTTCCTTGTTCGCGACTCCTAGAAATCCGGGCTGGAGACGGTTTATTTATATTTTTCTGCGGTGATTGAATAGGGTTTTCCCGGGTTGGAGAAGTTTCCAGCCCGGTTTTTTCGGTTTCATCATTAGGTAAATTCCGGGTTGGCGTTGCAGTAGAGGCATCTTTTTGTTGTTGTCCACTAAGGGTTTTTGGGGCTGGAGACGGTGCAAGGGCTTCTTTTAATTTTTCTATGTTTAAAAAGAGTTTGCGTTCTGTACCAACTCGACCGCCCGCATTTTTTTTGGTTTCTTTTGTTATTAGTTTTCGTTTTTCTAATCTTTTAATAGCTTCAGAAATAGTATCTTCGCTAGTACCAAAATCTTCACTGAGGGATTTATTGGTTTCATAACAAATCTTATCATTATTGTACCATTCAATAATACGACTAAGAACTAAAAGATCTATGGGTTTAAGTTTAAGGGGAATAATCCTTTATAAACCATAGTGAAAGTTTCATTTCCGCCAAGAGCTTGCTTTAGTTCATTTTTCATTGATTTTACCTCCTTGGGTTAAAGAGGTAAGAGCTTTACGAAATGCGGGAGTGTCTTTAAAAAAATAACAGTCCCATGCTGGATTCTTTCGATTGGGTTCAGTTTTAATAATACGGAATCCCGCAAGCCGCAGCTGGTATGCAAGATTACGAGAGAATACTATATAAGTTTCCATTTTATGAATCTCCTTTATGGATTAAGTTGAATAAGTTGAATTTTTGAGTTATTAGAGGAACTTTTGCGTCGGAGATTAAGTCTTGATTTTAATAAAAGTTCCTACTTACCGTTAATAAATCTTCCTACCAAATCTAAATAGTATTTTAAATAGTTAGGTTAATAGTATTGTCACGACTCCGAGGGAAACTACCGCAGCTCTTGCCGCAAGAAGTAGCCCAGTGGAGGATAAGTGGTACCATTCTTGTTATAAACAGTAGTATAGGGATTTAAAATAATAGAGAATTAAATTTAATACAAAATGATTTTTATTTTAATTGGTAAAAGTAATTAAAAGTTATTTGTCATATTTTTTATCTTATGTATTTTCTTAAAAGTAATACGCAATTAAATTTAATAGAGAATTAAATTTAATACTCAATTATTTTTAATTAAAAGTCATTCTACATAACTTTTAAAAATCATTTGGAATGTCTTTTATCTTATATAAAAGTCATTCCGCAAATAGAGAAACATTATATATATTATATTATAATTAACAATATAGACGGTTTACTACTTATTTTCAAATTCGTTTTCGCACCTACGGTGCTCAAACTCATTTTCAATAAGTAGTAAACCTAACGCCCTCCCGCAATTAGAATTCATCAGAAAGCGGAAAGAGAATAAAGTTATATTTAGTTTTAGATTTTTTCGGGTCAGAAAGCACAAGGAATTTTTTATCAATTAATTCTTGTATGCCGGAGTTATAGGCAGCTCTTTTGATCCCACAGGTAGATTCTAGAGTTTCTTGAGAAAGAGCTAAAGTATAGTTTTCTTGGTTAGCCGCAAGATATTCCCAAATTTTATATCCAGCAAGAGATTGAAGTTTTTTCATAGCAAAGAATTTTACTGAAAGATTAGTAATAGTATAAGGGTGATTTTTATCGCAGGGAGGCTTATTGGTGATAGTAATAGTTTTTTGATTAGCCGCAGTTTTAATGTTTGCCATGTTACTTTCCCTCCTTCTCTTGTTTATAGGAGAGTATTGCGGATTGAAGCTCAGGTGAATTAGGGAAAATATAACAATCATATTGCGGATAATCGTTATTAGTGCGAGTACATAAAATGCGGAAGCCTTTGTTGCGAAGATAAATTGCGAGTTTGCGAGAAAAGATAGTGAAAGTTTTTGTCATAATAATTTGTTACTCCTTTTGTTTAAGGGATTTGTGTTGAAACGTTAGGGATAGTGGGAGTGTGGTGCTCCGATCGTATAAACCAGATCACCACAACCAATCCCGCACACGACCCATTTCTTTATTTTTCAAGGTCAGGTAGTAATAATAATTTCTTTACTACTTCCCAATAACTAGGTGGAAAATCTTCCGGCTGAGGATTAGCTTGAAAACGAAACGGGGTAGTTTTACCTTCAATATTATATTTAGGCTAAAGTGCATGAATATAACAAAATTCAGCCAATTCTATCAGCCACATAGATGGATTCTGAACACCAACTTGTTGTTCTATTTCTTCTCTTGTTAATAATGTTTTGTAGACTATCCGATCGGCACCCGCGGTAAGTGTATACATTTGTGAAGTAGGGCTACCATTTTTAAAACATTCGTTATGTTGTTTCCACCTGGCTATTACATCTGAGGATGAACCTACATAGAGGAGGGTGCCATCTAGATAAATGCCATATACCCCGGAGGTGGTTAAATTTGCAACTTTATTTGAAAAATAAAAACTTGGTTCAGGAAAATGATATAATTCATTATTAATTAGAAGTTTAGTGCAAACTCCTTTTATCATTTCTTTCCCTCTTGGTTGCTTTTTATAAAATGACCAATAGATATTAGGAGGTAAATAAACCAGTCTTTCAATAGGTAGTAAAATATAATCTTTAGCTGCAACCTACCATAAAATTTTGCTTGTGTTTGTCTGCACCGATCGGTTTACTCCGTTTACTTCTATACAGACATTATCTCCTAAGGGTGTAGTTAATGTGATTATGTTTTTCTTCTCTTGTTCTTCTACCTAAATACTTTCTTGTGGGAATAGCTCTGTTGTAGTTATGTTTTGAATTTCTTTTCCAGTTAATTGCATTGTTTCTCTTGTTTCCTTGGCCGTTTCAAAGAGCGCTTATAGGCTAGCAATAAGTTGTTTAACCCGGCACACATAAATTTCAATTTTTCTCATTGTATCTGGGTTGAGGGTTTCACCTTTTTTATACCATCTGTTGAAGGTAGTAATAGACATCCCGCAGTTATTAGCGAAAACATTGTTTGTCATACCTAACTGAAGGATTTTGCTGACTTGCTCTTTGAGTTCCATGAGGAAATGTCCTTTCTATAGAATTGCGGCCGTTTATTTATTATACTATATAAATTAGGTATATTACCGAGTAAAATAAAAAACAAGCCTCTGAACGGCCAAGTAAAGGAGGCTTGTTTCTTACAAGAGTATTTATCTCTCTACTATTCTTGAAAAATCTGCTATGTAGTTTAATCTATTTTGTCCTTGTTAGCAAAAAATTTTTTCTTATTTTCTAAAGATATTATAACAAAAATTTTTAAATTTTGCAAATAACCGATCGGTTCTACGATTTATTGAAATTTTTATGAGAAAATTGAGCCTCTGAGGAGAAATTTGCTTAGCAAATTACCTTTATTTTAGCAATTTTTGCTATGTGAAAATAGAAAAATGACCTTTTACTCATTATGAATAAATTTTCTAGCAAATTATCTAGTTTTAATCCTCGGAAATACGAAACTCTTATCATCTTCATAGTAGACTTGCGGTTCCGGGTCAGCTTCGCCGCACATATAGTCATAAAACTCCATATCTTCATCTACCTCTTCTTCCTCTTGTTCCTCCGGGGCATAAGATACTGAGGGGCTAGACTTAATGATCGGGTCGTTATGCGGTTTGCAGATGTCTTGTACTAGCGTTATAACAAGTGAGGTATAAAGCCAGGGTATAAAAAGCACCAATGCGGCTATGGCGAGTAAGTATCCTATTATCAATGCGGCGACCACCGATCGGTTTGTTTTTGCCGATCGGGTTTTCCTTTCGTTAGTTTTGGGATGCGGCAACGCGTTATGGAGGCCGCAAGATTAAGGGAAATTTTCGCTATGGGTAGAGATTAGAATGAAAAACGGGGTTAGCTGTCGCTAACGGCCCGCCGTGTTAACAACATCTTTCTCTTGATTTTTTCAGTTTTTCTAATTCTCTACCCATAGATTTTTACTTAGGAAATTTCTTTCTTTTGTTAATCTCTTTGCTGAGAAAAATCAAAAAACGTATTCTTGTTCAATTCAAGAAAATTACTCAGAAATTTCATCTGAATCGCGGGAGGGCGTTGCATTGGGGCAAGCGATACACAGATAACGCATACCATCAACCATGGTGGCATAGAATTCCATCTTGTCTCCTGCTTTGATGCCAAAGCTGTCTCTCAGTTTAGAGGGGATAACGATACGACCCAGGGGATCTACTTTGCGGGTTTGGTCAAGATTCTTCATAATTTTGTTCTCCTTTCACGACAGGGCGGGCACTGTCTTTAAAAAAATATTTATCTCTTATTTATATAAATATTATACCAAAAATTTTGGGAAAAATCAAATCCGGGCTACTAAGCTAGATTCTACGAGAAATTTTCTAGTATCAAAAGAATAAACAAAAACTCGGCTTGGTTCGCCAGAAGCGAGCCGCCCAAAAGAGGGCGGCCCAGTTCATAGTTCTACCTCATAAACCTTTCTAATCTTGATTTTCACTCTGTCAGGTTTGCGGTTGCCGCAATTAAAACGGTCATTCCGCACAAACTCGCCCACGCCGCTTTCTTGCCATGCTTTACGGTTTTTATCCTCATACCGCAAAGTATTATACTTAGAAAGCCGCACATAAAAATCATACTCGAAACTTGCAGCGGGCGGCAAGGTATATTCTTTCGCACGGCGATAATGCCTTGTGTGTTCAGTAGCCCGCCGCCGCAGGTCATTAGTAGTGCCTATCTTGAGAATATAGTTACCATCCACGTCAAGATAATGCCCCACATACAGAAACTCTTTTTCCATTCTCTTGATTTCCGGGGCGGATTACCCGCCCCGTTTACCTCGCTTCTCCGTCAATGTAACTTCATAAGTCTTACCCTCATAAGTAAACCGCAACTGACGTTCCGGGTTTATGATTTCAAAGTCTTTATAGTCTTGAAACAAGCTTTCCACAATTTCCATCAAGTGTCGCTTGACGCTGTTAGGTTTCTTTTCTCTTGTTTCTAACTTGTATGCGGTAGGTTTCTTTGTGCCGGTAGTGGTATACTTCTTGCTTGCGGCCTGCTGTTCTTTAGTCAGCGGGAACGGATTTCGTCCTGCGTCAATCAGCTTGTCACAACGGATAATGTCCTTTGCTTCTGCAATAGAACATCCCAATTTGTCTACAAGGCGGTCAATGCGTTCGTTATCGCTCAAAGATTTCTCCATATGGCAAACCTCGCTTTCTTATAGTAGGGCGGGGATATTTCACCCCGCCCATAAGGTTTTAGTCAGCGGACTTACCCTTGTAAGGCTTAATGCCCTCAATGGTATCAAAAGTACCGGGTGCCATAAAGACAGTCTTGCCCTTGAGGGTGCCCTTTTCTGCACGCTGTGCGGCTACCAGCTTATTACAAATGCTTGCGGCGCGCTGGCTCTGCGTACCGGCGGGGAACACCTCAAGCGCAATCAGCTCCGCGCAAGTAAAGCACTCGTCACGATGCTCCGCAAGGAACTGAGAAACAGTGTCCATCATAACGGCGGCGGCTTCCTGCGCCTCGGTGGGCTTCTTATTCACATTCTTGCGGTCAAGCAGGTCAATCTGGTGAGTAGCCCACTCCCGCACATTATCGGCGGTCATACCTGCGGGCAGGGACAGGACGTCAACGTTGGACAGGATAGCGTTAAAGAAGTTACGGTTAGTCAGCTTGTTCATAATATCAATTCCTTTCACTCTTGTTTGTTTTTTCTCTTTCGAGGTTGTCTATATATTATCACATTTTCTTGCTCTTGTCAAGGGGTTTTGCAAGAATTTGTGGAATTTTTTTTCAATTTTTAAGGTACACAAGAGGTTTTTCTTACCCTCACCTCTTGATAAGAGTATACCAAAAACAAGAGGAAAAAGCAAGCGTCAAACTGCACAAATTTTAGGAAATCGTGACGGGTGTTTTTGTGCAAGTTGCTTGTGAAAATTTTAACGCTTTGTAGATACAAAAACAAAACTCGGCTCCTTGCGTTCCACAAGGAGCCGCCCAAGATTTCTTCTTAGGCGGCTTTTCTTCCTTACAAGCTCAAAGGATTGATTTCAAATCCCTGAAAATTGCGTATATCCTGACAACCCTCATCAAAGCAAATTTCAATGTCACCGTGGTTTGCCAGATAAGAACGAATGTTTTTTTCAGCTTCTCGCAAAGGCCGCAATTCCATATCTTTATCTGCGGCAATATCGTTCAGTTCATCAAAAGACATCCAGTTCTCAATGTCTTTGAAAACTACTTCTGCGGGGTCTACAATACCACCGCAACAAAGGCAAATAATATAATTATCGCCGTTGTCCTCTACACAATGGATACCGGAATGGACGGTTTTTTCCTCGTCTACAAAAATACACTGTTTAACAATCATATTTTACATCACCTTTCTTTATTGCTCAATTATTTTCCAATAAAATCCGCAAGCTGATTTTCGTTTTCCATGTGCCGCTTCATTTATGTGACTGGCAGAACCACATTTGCGCCCAGCTTCTTTAATTGATGGAAAAATTTCTAAAATTTCACCAGTTTGTTTATCAATTTTAGCCACTGAAATTGCAGAAGATGGCGTTTCATAAACTCTGTTTTGTAACATTTTTTCTGTTCTTGTACCATAATTATTATTGTATTCATAGGTACACCATTCTAAATTATCTTTGTGACAATTCATACGATTTTCGTCTTTGTGATTTACACAAGGTAAATTTTCTGGATTTGGAATAAATGCTAATGCAACTACGCGATGTAGATATAGGCTTTTAGTTTCTCCGTCATCATCTATAAGGTGTATTCGAATATATCCATCTTGCCGCGGCTTTAAGGTCAACCATTTTTTTGATTTGTAGCTATAAATACGACCATCTTCATAAATTTCATAGTTACTATAATTCTCAAGTTTTGCCATAATAGAACCTCCATTTTTTTTATTGTTCTATTATATTTGAAAATTGGGACAGACCGATTAAACTAATCTGTCCCAATTTTTTTTTATTTTCCGTTTCTTACTACCCGCATAATTTGTCTCTGCAAAGAGGTGGGTTCAGGAAATTCTTGTGAATTTGGGAACAGCCGCAAATCCATGGGTTTATGCTGTTTGAAGCAATAGGTTAAAATTTCCTTTTCAATCATCACATCTGCAAGCCCCGTATGCTCTTCTGCAAAGTTATGGTTGCCACTAATGAAACGATATGCGATTTCCGCTGTTTTGCGGGGCTGGCCATTTTTCAAAGTATAGCCGTTTTCTTCACAGAATTTGCGATATGTTGGCATTTTACACATTACTTGTGAAACGCCCTTCATTGTGTCCCAGATTTCCGTTCCATAGGGAAACCAGTACCGCCATTTAGACTTAGTACAATAGCGCTGTGTACTGTTGCAAGCGTTAAGGTCAAACCGGGCATTGTGCGCGCAAACCGTTTTGATATTATAGCGTTCCATAACATCCAGCATGGCGCATCGGATTTCGTAAAGATCTGCCATCTGCCGCAAGCCCTGCCGCAAATCCTCTACATACATAGGAATTTTGTCCGCATAGTATGCGCTCTGCATGAGGTCACGCTCATATACGAATACGTCACGGTTTACATAGCTCGCGCACTCGTATACATTTCCGGACTTGTCAATCACCGCCCAGCCTATATCATAGACAAGTACGTTGGACATATCAAGTCCAGTTTCTGTGGGAATGGTGTTGGCAGTTTCGGTGTCAAGCATTAGAATATAATGCCGCCGTTTGTCGATTGCCATTTTATCAATTCCTTTCTCTTGTTTTTCGGCGGGGTGTTTTCCCCTCACCTCTTGATAAGAGTATACCAAATAGAGCAGGAAAAAGCAATAGCCAAATTGCACAAATTTTAGGAAAACAAGGGGGTACGGATTTGTGCAAGTTGCTTGTGAAAATTTTAACGGTTTGTGTGTAGAAAATAGAAACTCGGCTTGTTGCGCCCACAACAAGCCGCCCAGCTTTTACACTGGACGGTTTATTTTATCTTTCTTCATCATCTTCAATCCATGCGGTTTCCAGCTTGCACTTTTCAATATACAGCCAGTGGAAGCCGCAAGACTTACAGCGACACCAATATTTTACCCATAGGGTATCGCCATCTTGCTCTACATCGTTTTCATAGGTATAATTGAAATCATCTTGACAACAAGGGCATTTATTTTCCATTTTTATTTACCTTTCTTTACAGAAAACTTGCGGCAAGCAGTCCCGCGGCAACGCAAGTCAGAATGGCACTTGTCAAATACTCCCATCGTTTTGTCTGCTGGAATAAGGTAAAGCCTGCAAACGCCCCGCAAACATTGAGAATTAGAAAAAGAATTCTTAAAACAATCATTTTATTTTCACTCCCTTGCGGCGGGCTTTATCTACCCGCCGCAATTTTAACCAAAGTTTTCAGAATGTTAAGGATATTTTCCTCGGTAAAAGCTACTCCCGTCCATTCCTCACGGTTGCGCTTTTCATCGTCAAACAGAATACCATCCGGCATATCTGCCACAAGATACTTAGGTACGCCATAGGGTACAATATGGATTTCATCCCATATCACGCTGGGAAGTCTCCGCCGCAAGTATTCCATCTTTGCGGCTTCCACTTGTTTGTTATAGTCAGCACTCCCGCCCTTGGAAGTCCAGCTAATAACGCCCACCGCTACGCCAGCCGCCTGCAACTTATGAATATAACGTGCCAGCAAAGAAAAGCTAACAAGCGGAGTAGCTATCTCATAGGGGGTGATATCCTCATTTTCCAAATACTCAAGCCAGCCGGGGACGGAGTAAAGCCCAGCAAGGGTACCGTCAAGGTCAAAGTAAACGGCGGGAAAGCTGTTCAAATTTTTCATGTGGTGTACTTCCTTTCTCTTGATTGTACTTGTATTGTAGCATATTTTAGGAAATCCGTCAATCGTCAATTTGCACAAAATTTACGGCAATTTTTTGGCATCCTGTATGATAAAATAAAACTCGGCGCGTTTCCTCTGAAAACGCGCCGCCCAAGGTTTTACTCAAGGGCGGCCGCATTTATTCTAAATTGGCTTCAATATCATCTTTAATAGCAAAAAATTCTTTATACCTATCCTCAATGTCTTGGAAATAATCCCAGCTCATATTTCTGTTGTTATAAACAAAGAACGCGGGATAAGTAATGTCACTATCTGTCTCGTCTGCGGGAATAGAATAATTATATTCGTAGAACAAATTCCACAATTTCTTTGCGGCTTCTTCATTTACCACATAAACAAAGTAAGCTTTTTCAATGGCTCTTTCCCAATCAACAATAGGGAAAATCGGGTCTCCGCCGCTGTCTGCAAGAATAACGTTCTTATCCAACCCAGTGGTTTTGCATTTCAACTCATGTGCAAGACACTCGTTTTCATTGGTAAACGCCTTGCCGCATACCTCACACTTATAAGTGGTAATTTCAATCATGGCTAATTTCCTTTCTTTTGTTGATTTTGTTTCTCTTGATAATCTTTCTGCATATATTTTTTAACCAGTCGCAATACAGCTTGATTGCGAACGCCGTCCGGATAGAAACTTTTAACTTGCGTAGGGTCAGCTATCCACATGGTTAGAACTGTAGTTTCTTCAAGGTCAGTTACAATAATCACACCTGTGTCCGTTAAAAGACGCTTGACCGCTCCGCGTTCATCTATAACCTTGCGGCGGGCGATAACCGTTCCAAAACCTACGGTAGTAGCAATATAGGCTATCCTATCAGCGCGGTCATTCAGAGCGTGCGCGCTAAACTTCCAACGAGAGGGGGAGTTCATACTCCCACCCCATAAATCTCCGGAAACAGTGTCCGGTAAAATTCGCCTCTATAACAAGTGAGATACATATCCTCGATATCAGTTGCAAGACTTGCATCAGTGCCAAGCAAACTCATAGCGGTAAATTCGACTGCGCCGACTGTCTGATATAATACAGCCTTCGCCGCGTCAAAATCTTGTTCTTCATTCATATACTTGCCGCACAATTTGAGTTTGAGGTCAAGGTACTCCCGCAGTTGTGTCTTGATGTCCTTTTTCATTTTTCTTTACCTCTTGTTTTAGATTTCCTTGAGGTGTTTCCCTCTTGGATCGTCTTAATTCTACCATAGAGGGTAAGAAATTTCAATAGGCAAATTCAACAAAATTGCTTGAATTTTAGGAAGATTATTGTGCAGAATGACCATGAGTTCGATCGTGAAATTTTTAACAACCTCTGTAATTAAAATAAAACTCGGCTCATTGCGTCGCCAATGAGCCGCCCAGCCTTTTGAAGACTGGGCGGCAATTTATTATTCATCTACCCCTGCACAACCAGGGCAATAGGTATAATCTTCATCATCGATATAAGCGCCAGGAAGAAGAAGGGTAGATTCACAGCAAGTGCAGGAAACTATCATAGGCAATCCCCGCTCCATGAACCAGTTACCATTACGGAGTTGGGTATCTGGCAAATCTTTACCAGATACCGCTTTATACCATTCTTTGAAACTTTTCATTATTCTCTCCTCCCATAGTCACCCATTGCATCATAATCCGCGATAATGATATTGTTTTCATCAATCAACTGCGTCCAAGCATCATCGTTGCCGGTCATTTCATTTGCCAGGTTTACCATTTCCTTTGCCTGCTGGAATTTAGCCCACGCGGCGAGCACTCCGCTCACGCGAACGATTTCATGCCCATTGATTACTACTTTGTATTCTGCCATCTTGAATACCTCCTTCATTGATTGTACTCATTCTATCAAATTTTGGGAGATTTGTCTATTGGTAAAATGCACAAAATTACAGCGAAATTTTTGTGTAGAATAACCAATTAAATAAAATTCGGCTTGTTGCGCCCACAACAAGCCGCCCAGTCTTTTTCAGGCTGGGCGGTTAATATTTAGATAACATTTTCTTCCCAAAGAAGGATTCCTTCGCTCCAGCGTTGATAATGAATCCCCATGTAGTCAAGATGCTGCTCAAAGAAATCTGCATCTTCTTTATTGTCAAAGTCATGCTCTACGACGATACCTGTTTTGTCGTTAATCATAATAATGACTTCGCCATCATAAACAGGTTTATTCATGTTGCTACCTCCTTTATGCGTCCACAGTAATAATAATGTTGGAATCATGGGCATTGACACCAGTTACCCACAGATAGCCGGCCTTGTCAAAGGTGTGGCCGCACGGCTCGCCATCCAGCAAGAGTTCCGTATATTCGCCATAGCGAAGTATATCCTTTGCGCAAGCCGTATCACAGAATGTGTACCCATTAGCTCTCATTTGTTTCGTCCTCTGTTACGGGCTGGGGTAGTTCGTGTACCCCAGCCCATATATTCGTTTTAGCAATCAGCGCCGATGCAGTGATATGCATACCACATTCCACGCCGTTTAACCAACTTATACCAACAGGTCATAGGCTGGCCTGTGCAGTCGTAGCCATAGGACGGCCGCAACTCATATCTTTCCTCAAAGATGCGCTCGACTTCATCAAGAGGAAGATTAAAGTAGGCTTCCAGAATGGGGACAAGGACAATAATAGCACCATCGTCATACTGCTTGACCATGCGGCCAGTCTTGAATGTATGTTCTGCGTCAGTTGCCATGCGGTTTCGCAGGTCATACTTGAGTTGTGCGATAAGGGGTTTTGGGATACCGATTTCTTTTTCCAGAGTATGAATGACTTCAAACTGCGTTCTATACTTGTTGTACATAATAATCTCCTCTGCGGTAAACGAAATTTAGTTTATTTGGTTTAGAGTGGGCGGAATTTCGTCCGCCGCACTCTTAGTCCTGCGTCAGATCCTCGTAGATTTTGCGCAAATATGCGCCGTTAGTACTGCTGGAAATAAACTGACCATCCCAGTAAATCTCGTAGCGCAAGGTCTTGCCTTGCGGGTTACGAATGGCGATGAACTCCACGCCATTATGCGTGGCAAGAAGTGCTTTTCTCATAGTATAGCCTCCAAAAATCCGCATACCACAAACGTGGTAACAAGTGTAAGGATTAGTGCGATGCCCGCAAGTATGTCATGTAGTTGCTGATAGTTCATGATTAGTCCTTTCTTGTGGGACGCGGCAAGTTAGTCCTACCGCGTCCCGCGTCCTTGCTTATACTGTGATAGTGATTGTATTTGCATCAGTCATGCTGACCAAATAATAGCGCCCATCAGCATCTACCATCCACCCTTCATGAATTTCTGCGAACATATAACTAAAGATTGCAAAATCCGCTGACTCAAGCCCCCATAGCTCGTTAATAGTGCTGGCAATTTTGTCAGCGAATTTCCAGTCATGCTGATATTTCATGTCATCCATATAAGCGATTTCGCAGAAATCGTCCTCAATAGTGTTGACGATTTTATAGAAAGTGACGTTATGTCTAACGATGCCCATAATATACTCCTCTTTTTAGGTGGGGCGGATTGCTCCGCCCCGTGTGTGTGTGTGTGTGTGTGTGTTAGTCCTGATTGTTTTCGTAGTCTTTAATGTAGTCCATAGCATCATCCTCAGTATAATGCCATACCGTATCCCCGTTTTGTTTATGGACGATATATCCATCTCCATAGCAAGTATTAACTGTTACCTTGCCATCATAGCTTGCCGCAACTTGCACAGGCTCATTGACTGGTATTTCAACATACTTAATGATGATATCATCATCGGTAATAGTAATAGAGTCAGCATCAACCTCTATTTCGCTAATGCTATCAATGTCAATGTACCATTCTATGTTATGGCTTTCATGACTCAGATCTTTCAGTGGTACCAAAAATGTATCACAACGATACAAACACCAGCCCCAGGCTCCAACGTCTTCAGTCTTAATACGCCGTACCCTGCCACCCGCAAAACAGATATAGGAACAGTCTGCAAGAATAAGAGACTTATAATTTTTTTCTGCGATAATCTGCATTTCGTATAATTTCATAGTATCAATTCCTTTCTTAAAATGTTTCATGTGAAACAATAGGTTACACATTCACGCTTGCGTTTTCGTGGCCTATTGCCTATTGCCTATTCACTTGTCAAGGTACACGGCGCAAATTCTAACCTCTTGGCTTACCCGCGTGGGAGACTTCCCACGCGTGGACGCGGGCGGCTTGCCTTGCCGGTTCGGTTTTCCCCTGTCCATAGTTAGATGATAACATACGCCGCAAGGGATTGCAAGAGGAAATTTACAGTTTTCGCAAGTTTGTGCAAATTGTACATTGACTCACAAGCGGGGATCCTGTTTGTTGTGCAAAGTGTACAAAAGGGCGGTGGTGTTCGTGCGGTGAGGTAGTGAACGAAAAAGCGTGCACATAGGGGCGGGTAGTTTTTAGGAAAATAATTGTTTAATTTTTAACAATCGTCTTTGCCTGGACAAAAAATTTTCCAAAACCCATTTTCATTTCACCTTATCGGTCTTACTTATAATTCCACCCATTAGTAATTACCATATCGCTATCTTTAAACTCCCATCCACTATCAGTTTTCCATGCTTCAATCCAGGTATCTCCACTCATAGGTACTACAATCCCACTTAGTCTAGCTTCTATGTCAACATACCCAAATCTAGCCCTATCACTCCACTGCCACCAATTATCCGGTATATAATGAAACCCTATACACGGTTGCTTACCCTCAGCCGCAAGCCCTTCATTCCTTACAATACTTCTCTCCAATACCGCAATCATTTTATCATCCGCCGCGACCTCAAAAACTTCATTATTCAGCACATTAAAATTTAAATACATTTCTTAATCCTCCTTTATAATAATATTATAACAAAAAAAATAAAATTTGTCAAATTCTCTTCCAACCTCTAGCCGCATCTTTCCTCTTAGCCGGTTACTACATAACTGTCTACTCTACTTTTTCCTCTTGATCCTAGTTTTGAGTTCTTTAATGAGAGTTTGAGTACCCGTAGGGTACGAAAACCGAATTAAAAACTCAAAACAAATACTTCGTAAAAGTCTAGCCAAAAAATCTACTACTCCAAAATAAATTTGACAAATGAAAATTTTTATGTTATAATATATTTAGAAAAGAGGTGAAAAAATGACAAAATTAGACTATACTCTAGAAACACCTGAGGAACGTACCTCATTCGTTTCTAATCTCATATCATCCCTATCCGACCCCTCTATCCTCACCCCCCAATATTTAGAATCTCTAGCAGACTACCTCATAATCGCATCAGAGAAACAAGAGCGCAAAGATTCCCGCAAACGAGAACTCTTAACCGCCAACCGCAATTCAACAATCTCCAAGTATGAAACTTCCTACGAGGGTCTTGCGGCGGGCCTTGAAAATGGCGAAGACGGCATCTATAACCTCACATCTTCTCGCGAGACCCTTCTAACTCCTAAAATCTCTATCACTCCGCAAGACCTCGCAGAAATTCCTCTATTGCGGCAGCTCCGTGATACGATCGTAGCCTGGGAGGACGCTCTCCGCAAGGCAACTGGAAAACAAGCTTTCATAATTAAAAAAGCCCTAATTGAAATGCGAAAAGATCAATACCTCATAAAGCAAGCTTACCGCAAGCCAATTATCTTCCACAAGCTCTCAAATCGTGGCTCAATACCAACTCCACTTGATGATAAATCAACCCTGCGGCAGGGTGAGTTGAACGTGGCAGGAGTCTCGCTGATGGATCCTACAACGGTAGCCGCAATCCTGTAGAATTATTCTCGTTTAAAACAAGACAGTTACGATCGGTTTGAGGGAGACACTTGGTATTTAATCCAAGCCTTTGAAGATCTAACCGACAAAACATTAAAAGATCAACCAATTCTACAACGTATCCTAGAATATAAAATAGATGGTAAACAAAATTCAGAAATTCAAGTCCTCCTTAAAGAAGAATTTGATGTAACTTATACCCCAGAATACCTTTCCGCAGTCTGGTGTAAAAAAATTCCCAAACTAATTGCGGAAGAGGCTCAGTTTGACTACGTGATTTGGCAAACCCGCATCCGCAATCTTCCAACAAAAAAATGTACTTGCTGCGGGCAAAATAAACCAAAGCATCCTCTATTTTTTTCAAAGAGTAATACAAGTAAAGATTTTTATTATTCAATTTGTAAAAAATGCCGAAAAATTAAGTATGCGGCAAGGGCTAGGTCGAACACGACGCAAACCAACCCCTCCGCGCAATGAAAGGAGAGATGCTAAATGGCACAACGAAGATGTGCGAAATGCGGCCGTCTGCTACAAGACACCGATTTCTACACCTCAAATGACATAGACCGTTTCCCTCCCGACGGGAAAATGGCTGAATGTAAAAAATGCTGGACAATGCACGTTGATAACTGGGATCCAGAAACTTATAAACCTTTACTTGAGCAATTAGACATCCCCTACATTAAAACCGTATGGGATCAACTCTTAGAGAAATTTCTCTCAAAAAACGATCCACATAAAATAACTACAACAAGCGTTCTAGGTCGTTATGTTTCTACTATGAAACTTACCCAATGGCGCAAATACCGTTGGAAAGACTCCGAAGAACTAGCCGCAAAGGAAGAAGAAAAATTGCGGCAAGCGCTTGTACAACAGGGATATGCGGGCGAAGACCTAGAATTAGAAATGAAACGAGATTTTGGTCCTCCTCGACCAGTCTCTGACCTGCGGCAGACGGATGACCCCGCCGCGGATCCTTCTCCTATTGTTGAGGAAACTGCCTATGATAAAGAATTAGCAGACAAGTTATCAGAAGATGAGGTCATGGGTCTTAAACTTAAATGGGGTGATGCTTATCGTCTCAGTGAGCTTGTCCGCATGGAAAAACTTTATTCTGATATGATGGCCTCCTACGATATTCAAACCGCAAGCCACAAAGATATTCTTATTTTCCTTTGCAAAACCTCTCTTAAACTAAACCAATTGCTCGACAGCGGTGATATAGCAGAGGCGCAGAAAGTTGCAAAGATGTATGATACACTCCTTAAAAGTGGTAAGTTTTCGGCGGCTCAGGCCAAAGATGAAGAGGCTGACTTCGTAGATTCGGTGGGAGAGCTTGTTGCTCTTGCTGAGGAGGAAGGATTTATTCCCAAGTATTATATTTCTCAACCAAATGATATGGTAGATCAAACTATCATGGATATGCAGAGATATACTTATAATCTAGTAACACAAGAAACTAGCTTAGGTGCGATGCTGGAAACCGCAATGAAGCAAATTGAACAAGACCGTGAAAATGAAAAAACCATGAATACCGAAGATGATGATACCTCAGATTTATTTAACTATGATGAAAAGCCTCTTACTGTTGATGATTTTAAAACGTTTGACGAATTTGAGGCTGAACTTGCGGCGGAGAATGAAAAGGAGGAGGATTCTTAATGGCACTTGCTGAATTAATTAATCTTTCTCCTGATATTAAAAAAGTTGGCTTGTCTGAGGAGCGCGTGCGGCAAGTGATACCTGTTGTGCGGCAGTTCGTCTCCTTTTGGCGCGCTTATCCAGATTTATTTATTGATTTCCTCTAGACGGGTGGAGATGAATCTAGACCTAAAAAATTAAAGTTTTATTATTATCAGCGCTTGTTTCTGCGTATAACGGCTAGATATAAGTATGTATATGCAGTTTTCCCGCGCGCCTATTCGAAGTCTTTCCTCTCCGTGCTAACTTTGATGATTAAAGCGATACTTTATCCGGGCGCTAAGCTATTTGTTACTGCGGGAGGCAAGGAGCAAGGATCGGGTATTCTGAAGGAGAAAATCCAGGAACTATGCGATCTTGTTCCAGCTTTGCGGCGAGAGATAGACTGGTCACGTGGAGCAACAAAAGAAGGAAAAGATTATTGTGAATACCACTTCAAAAATGGCAGTATAATAGATAACCTTGCGGCGAAAGAAAGTAGTAGAGGTAAGAGACGGCATTCGGGACTCCTCGAAGAGTGTGTAGGAATCGATGGAGATATGTTGAATAGTGTGGTCTTGCCCATAATGCAGATAGATAGGCGCACCGCTTGTGGATTGCCCGATCCAGATGAGCCGCTCAATAAGTCGCAAGTGTACGTGACTACTGCTGGATGGAAGAATTCATTCCCCTACCAAAAGCTCATCTCTTTGCTAGTTCGTATGGTTATTGAGCCAGAGAAAGCATTCATAATGGGTGGAACATGGCGCGTACCCGTAGCCGTGGGACTACAGAGCAAATCATTTATTAAAGATTTACAACGAGATTCAACGATGAATGATGTCTCGTTTAGCCGTGAGTTTAAGGATTTGGACTCATTAAATTATTGTGAATTGCTGGAAACTCCTGAGAGCTATATAAACTACAACGTACAGATGAAATATGCTGCGGCGTGAGAGTTAAAAATTATATAGATTGGACAATCAGCAGCGAAGCCCCGAATAGGGGAACGTTCAAAGACTAAGTTACTAACAATGCGTTAGTCAGTGCAATACTGCGTATAAAATAAAATAGAAAGGTTGATACTAAAATGAAACAAATTATTGTTGATGGTATTAGTACCTGGTACTACATCACAGAGGATGGCAAGTGCTATAATGAAAAGACTGGAAAGTATTTAAAAGGACAGGTTAATTGTCGATCGGGATATTTTTCTTACAATATTACTCTTCCCGATGGCTCGAAAAAGCGACTCCCCGCGCATAGACTTGTTGCACTTGCTTACCTACCCGAACAACAGACATTGAAAAAAAATCAAGTGAACCACAAAGATGGAAATAAATTAAATAATTGTATTGATAATCTTGAATGGGTTTCTCCTAGCGAGAATCAACAACACGCACTAGATAATGAACTTCGTAAATTTGATCATGTATTCTGTTTTGATAAAGATAAACGTTTAGTTGCTGAGTATAAAAATATTTCAGAAGCCGTAAAAGCTACAGGTGTTAGTAAATTTACTATTGGTCAAGAAGTTAATAAAGAAGTAAAAGAATTATCTGGCGGTTTTTATTGGGGTAGAGAACCTGTTTTAGGCGAAACAAAAAGCTATCCTAATTTGGGTAAAGCCAAAGAGGTTTATCAATATGATAAAAATGGTAAATTTATTCATTCCTATCCATCAATTGCGGAGGCCGCTCGTGCGCTTGGTTTATCTAGAGGAACTCACATTGGTGAATGTTGTCGTGGTAAATTAAAATCCTGTGCTGGTTTTGTATGGAGATACGCAGAAGATATAGTCTCACCATCTGAGGAAACTCAGAGAGAAGTTAGCGAAACTTCGCAAGATTAAGGAATCCGCTTGGGCCGGAACGGTCTAGGATGCATTCTTCGATGGCGACGCTTTCGATCGTTGCCGCAAGCTTCAAATTCCAGAATATGAGGTCTCTGGGCGATCTTCTGCGCGAGCCTATTACGTCATAGGATACGACGTTGGCCGCAAAGGATGTGCCTCGATCGCTACCGTATTTAAGGTAACGCCGCAATCTCAAGGGCCAGCTGTCAAGTCTCTTGTTTGTATTTATGAATTAATGGATGCTCACTTTGAAGATCAGGCAATCTGGCTTAAGAAAACTTATTACAAGTATAAAGCGCGTAGGCTAGTCATCGATGGAAATGGGTTAAATTGCCTAGCCCATGTAAAACTTTTTGAATTGCTGGAAACCCCTAACGTAAAGACGAGGGCAATCAGCAGCTAATCTTTCTATTGTTTTAGGAAGCAAGTTCAACGACTATCCCGTGAGGGAGTACACTGTAAACGATTGACAGTGGAAGCGGAAAGCACAGAAATGTGAAGATATAGTCTAATCTCATAGGAAACTATGAGCAGTTCATTAGAGAACGCGCTTGAAGTAGTGAATCAAGTGGAATACAAATTAAATGTAGGCATCGGTCTTATAGACTACATGGTGAAATCCCAAACTGACCAAAACGATGATTATTACCCACCCTTTGGCGTATATAATGATGTAGATAATGAGTACAAAAAATATAAAACAGATGATACAGAGCTAGATGCAATGTATATTATTAAAGCAAATGCGCCGATCAACACCACCGCGCACGCGAACTTCCAGTCGCAAATCAATACAGGTAAAGTGCGGTTTTTGATAGACGCGAATACAGCCAAAGCAAGGCTTCTCGGCACGGTAAAGGGTTCAAAAATGACACCCGAAGAGCGCCAAGCTTATTTGCGGCCGTACGACCTCACATCTGTTTTGCGGTCTGAGATGCTTAACTTGCGGGAGGAGAACACTGGCACGAATATTATCCTTAAGCAAGTTAATAGAGGTATCCCCAAGGATACGTTCTCATCTGCTGAATATGCTTTGTATTATATTCGAGTAGAGGAAGAAGATCGTAAACGCAAGAAAAAATTTAATATTGCTGATGCGATGTTTATGACCTAAAAATTTTTTTGAAAGTTGGGGCAAAGTTAATTAATACTATTGCCCTAATTTTCAAAGATACATGAGAAGGTATTTTTAAAAGATTGAGAGGTGAGGCTAATAATGAGAGCGTCTAGAGGCGAGATTAAAATTGAAGAAATTTTAAAAATGAACGAAATTCCTTTTCAAGAGGAATATTCTTTTCCCGGCTTGGTTGCACCAAGTGGACGTCCTCTTCGATAGCTTTGACTTTGCGGTCTTTGATGATTCGGGTAATCTAGACTTCCTGATTGAATACAACGGTATTCAACATTATCAACCTAAGTCAAAGTTCGGTGGAGCAAAGGGTCTCTATCAACAACAATATAATGATAATTTAAAACGTCGTTTTTGTATGGAGCATGGGATAACGCTTGTCGAGATTCCATATTCCGACGAAGCGTTCATTAATTATAATTACATTATGGAAAAAGCAGGATACTAAATGAAGGAGGTGAAATCTTGGAACGGCAAGATGAAATCCGTAGTAAAGGTTTCGACCTAACGAATCCTAAATCTGGATTCATGACTCGTTCTGAATTTATTGATAAATTTGGACAAGATGCATCTACTGATTATGATACTTATCAACAGTACGCAGAGATGCGGGCGGGCCTCCGCACAATTAACGATGCTGTAATTGATGTTGGAACTTATAAACAAATAAACACCAATTACGGTAGTAAAAAATATGTTCTTGAATAGATTGATAAGGGTAATGTTCAAGAATTGCGGCGAATCTCTGATTTTTATTATAATTCTAATGGCATTTATCGTAGAGCTTGTCAATTGTTAGCTATTTTATATAGATATGATTGGTATGTAACCCCTCAAATGGATGACTTGGTTTGGAAAGATAAGAAAGAATCTAAATTACTTAAAGATGTGGGAACTGTTTTGCGGTATTTAGATAATTCAGAAATTAAACGTACTTTGGGCAATATCGCTTTAAAGGTAATTCGTCAAGGCGTTTATTATGGCATCTGGCTGGACTGGGATGATAAATTTTCCTTCCAACAGTTACCTGCTGATTATTGCCGGAGCCGTATGTTCAGTGGAATTGAACCAGTCGTAGAGTTGAATCTTAAATTCTTTGATGCTTATTTTCGCAATGAGGAGTATCGTATCAAGGTTTTAAAGCTTTTCCCAAAAGAGGTTCAGCAGGCTTATATTAAATATAAAAATGGAAAGTTGCCTTTACTCTACCCTGGAGATACGGCAGGTTGGGTTGCGCTCGACCCCGGCACCGCAATTAAGTTTTCTTTAAGTGACAGTGATTATCCTAATTTAATTAGTGTAATTCCGTCTTTAATTGACCTTGACGCCGCGCAAGAGCTTGACCGCAAGAAAACAATGCAACAACTTGTGAAAGTCCTTATTCAGAAACTTCCACTTGATAAAAATGGAGATTTGATTTTTGACTTGGATGAAGCAAGAGACATTCACAACAATGCCGTTGCAATGTTAAAACGGGCGGTTGGCATTGATGTGTTAACGACTTTTGCGGATATTGATACCGTAGATACTCAAGATAAAACAACGGTTGCGTCTACTGACCCTCTGCAAAAGGTTGAACGTACCGTTTATAATAACTTAGGTATTTCTCAGAATTTGTTTAATACCGAAGGAAGTACCGCCCTTGAAAAATCAGTTATTAATGATGAGGGCAGCGTGCGGGATCTGGTATATCAGTTTCAGTCTTTTTTAAATAAGGTTGTTAAAAAGTTTAATCGTGCTGGTCATTATTCTTTTAGAGTAGAAATTCTTGAAACAACGATTTATAATTATAAAGATCTCTCTAAGATGTATAAGGAGCAGACGCAAATCGGCTTCGGTAAGCTACTCCCGCAAATAGCGCTTGGTCATTCACAATCTGCGATTCTATCAACAATTCAGTTTGAGAACAATGTTCTTAAGTTAAGTGAAATTATGATTCCGCCTATGATGTCTAGTACCATGAGTTCTAAGACAACGTCTCAAAAGTCTGCCAATGAGCAAATTGTGACTGGAGAAGAAAAGAAAACAGCAGGGCGGCCTGAACTTGAGGAAGATAAAAAGTCTGAAAAGACATTACAAAATGAAGAAGCACAAAAGTGAGAGGAGTGAAAGAGTATGATGCACGTTAGTGTTCCTATTGATTCTACCATAGAATTTATTGAGGAAACCGAAGTCTCTCCTCTCATTTCTAAGGTAAAAGTCAAAGTTTGCTACGTTGGAGATACCCCCAACCGCAATAAAACAGTTATTACTAAAGAACTTGCGGAAGAGCTTGGTAAAAAGTTACCAGGTAGCCCGATTTGTGGCGCATATAACCCAGATACCGGAGATTTTGAGCAGCATAACAAAGAGATTCAAATCAATGGAGATTCCTTTGCTATTGTTGATGTCACTAAGCCCTATGGTTTTGTTGATGTAAATGCGCCAGTTTGGTTCCAAAAGTTTGTAGATGATAATACGGTGGAGCGTGAATATCTTTGCACAGAGGGCTATCTTTGGACAGATGCTTACCCAGAGTGCCAGCGCATTATTGAAAAAGGAAATAATCAATCACTTGAATTTAATAATGAAAATTTTTCAGGAGTTTGGACAAAACAAGATAATTCAAATGCGAGATTTTTCATTATAAATGAAGCGATAATTGAAAAATTATGTATACTAGGCGAAAATTATGAGCCTTGTTTTGAAGGTGCGCAAATCAAAACTGAGTTTTCTCTTGATGATCAGTTTGCGGAAATGCGGCGAACCATGTACAGCATGGCGCAAGACCTTCATGAAGTATTAAGTAAAGGAGGAAATACAGTGCCTACTGAATATGCTGTTGAAATTGGTAGTTCTCTATTTGATGCCATTTGGGATAAGATGTGGAGTCTTGGCAATTATCGTATCAAAGGTATTTTTGAAGAGAATGACCAAAAATTTGCTATTATGCAGGACCGCGATAACTTGAAGTTATTCCGTTTAGATTTTCAGTATGATGAAGAGAATGGTTTTGTTCCCGCGAATGAAGTCGTTGAAGTGACTGAAACATTTACCTCGGCCGCGACTCAGTACTCTGAAGAAGCTCTTGATAATTATGAGGCTGAATATAAAGCCAAGAAAGAGCCTACTAATGAGGCTGAAGGTGAGGACGAAGACGAGGAAAAGAAAAAGCCTGGTCAGGAAAACTCCCTTGAGGGCGATGAGCCGGTCAAAGAGAATTCTTTAGCTGAGGAAGAGCCTGCGGTGGAGCCTGAGGTTATTGAGGAGCCTGCTCCCGCTTCCGCGTATAGTTTAGATGAGGTTGTTGAGTATCAAGAGTTACTAACTAAGTATTCTGCTCTTGAGCAAGAGAAACAATCTATGGAAGATGAATTAAAGACTTTGCGCGAGTTTAAACTTGCGGCTGACCGCAAGGAAAAGCAAGCTATGATTGATAGCTTCTATATGTTATCTGATGAGAATAAACAAGATGTGATTGATCACATTGATACCTATTCTCTTGATGATATTGAGGCCAAGTTGAGTGTTATTTGCGTTCGCAATAAGGTGAGTTTTGTTAATGAAAACGAGCCTGTTGCACCAACTGCCTATAATTTAAACACTGCTTCTGATGGCATTGAGGAAGAATGGATTCGTGCTGTCAAGGCTAAAGAAAATTCTAAAAACTAATCTATAAGGAGGATATATAAATGGCTAAGACCAATTTAAGTGGCGCGAAGTTCGTTAAGCTAGGATATGGACAACTTGAACCTAACCATCTGTCTGCGCGCCGGAACGGTAAGATTTATGCTCAGCTGCCTGCCAAGGCTGATATTGAGATGCTGCAGAATGGCCAGTTCGTGAAGTACAACTATGCGGCTGGTGTTGTTGATTTTGAGGGCGAGGGCCCCTGGATGCTCGTTTTCAATGAGCCGAAGGTCTATGAGGATCGTCAGACCAATGCTGATTTTGCTATGAAGAAAGAGGATTATGCTCCTTACGGCTATAGCCTGAATGACGATACCCTGTTTCAGCTAAATGGTGTTTATAATGCGGCCAATGATGCTATGCCCGCTGGCACCTCTATGGTTCCTCGTGTTATGACTACTGATGCTGGTGACATCATGACTATTAACCTGGTCGATGAAGAGTCTCTGGCTCAGGGTGACAAGCTGGCTCCTAATGCCAAGGGTATTCTGGATAAGGCTTCCGCCGCTGCCGCTACCGAGTGCGTGTGGCAGGTTGCTAAGGTTTATACCATGCCCGATGGTCAGCCTGGTGTCAAGCTGATTCGTATTAAGTAATTGAAAGGAGAGATTAGAATATGTTAGAAATGAAGCAACTACTTGCGCTGGCTCGCGCGGCCGCTGATGCTAATCGCTCCGCCGCTACTTGCTATAGCGTGAATGGTGAGAATCTGAGTGTTTCCGCCATCAATGATACTCTGCGTGATCAGTTTAATGAGATTGCTGGTACTTATAATCTGTATCGTGAGAATAAGACCAAGGTTTACTCCCTGATGGAGACTGTTCTGGATGATATTCTCCCCACTCGTGTGCTGCAGCGTTATGCTGACTTTGCTGAGACTCAGACCTTTGCTCAGGGCACCAAGCCTGTGTTTATCCGCAAGACTGGTAAGATGCGCGCTAAGCAGTTCATCACCAAGGTCGGTCTGGCTGGTCGTTACGAAGTGTTCGCTCTGGGTGAGAAGAGCTTCGAGGTCGCTACCTCTGCTATCGGCGGCGCTGCCGCTATCGGCTTTGAGGAGTTCCTGGATGGCCGTGTTGATTTCGCTGAGCTGATTAATATCGTGCTAGAGGGCATGGATGAGCTGGTTCTGCGTGAGATCGCTAAGGCCCTGATGGCTTCTATTGGTCAGCTGCCTGCCGCAAATAAGGTTTCTGCTGCTGGCTTTGATGAGGCTGGTATGGATCGTCTGATCGCCGTGGTTTCCGCTTATGGTACTCCTGTGATTTATTGCACTCGTGAGTTTGCCTCTAAGATGGTTCCTCAGACTG